CGAGTATGTGCTAGCCGCTGATCCTTCGATTGGTCGTGAAAGAGATTATTCAGCCTTCCATATTATTGACATCTATAATGGTAAGCAGGTAGCAGAGTTCTACTCCAACAGAACGCCGATAAACGAGTTCGCTAAAATCATAGCAGACGAAGCTAGGTTATACAACACTGCCTTTGTCTGCCCTGAAAGGAACGGTATCGGAAATAATCTAATTTACTTCTTACAGGAAGAGTTGGAGTACGAAAACTTGGTGATGGATGACAAGAGAGAGATCGGAATCATGATTACTCAAAAGAATAAAGAGAATTTATTAGCCGATCTTGAGCACAATATTAGGTCAGGTAAAGTTTTAATTAACTCTGAAAGGCTGGTTGGCGAGCTTTTAACGTTCATTATCGACCCTGATACAGGCAAGATTAAGCCAGATAGTAACTGTCATGATGATTTAATTATGTCCTTTGCCACTGCGATTAACGTTTTTAATAACTTAAGAGGTAATGCGTTCATAGAAAAGACAGAAGATGGCACTTATATCCCCCCAGCGATCCAGAACGCTTATACATATAAGGTGAAGACATCTACGGATGAACTCACAGAAGAGAATATTAAATGGCTGATAGGCAAGTAAGAGAAGGAGCGGAAGGGTATACCCAGTTCGACAATCCTCAGAGTCCTTATAATAAACCTTTTGGACTCGTAGGTAGGTTCTTTAAGAAGTTCTTCTCCAGGGAGGTTGAGGACTTCGAAGACGGTCAACACATCAACCCTATCACTAAAAAACAGGTGGCCCCGTCCAAGCCACTTCAAGGCGATGCGGTTCAAAATAATCAGATCGTCAAGATTCCTGCTGAGTTTGGGTATGCGAAGAGTTCCTACCCTATTCTACCACAGATAGAGGGAGATAGGAAGAAGAGATACAAAGAATACGAGGATATGGATGGGTATCCTGAAATCTCTTCCGCATTTGATATTTACAGTGACGACTGCACTCAAGAAAACATTGACGGTACACCCTGGGATATTGTTACCGACGATGAGATGGTGAAGGCTGAGATCGCTAACATGTTCGACCAGACTAACATGGTTCGCTATCTTTGGGATATTTCTCGAAACGTGGTGAAGTATGGGGACATGTTTATTGAGACCATTATCGACCTTAACAATGCGAAGAGAGGCATCCAAAGAATCAAGATTCTGAACCCGACTTACATTTATCGAGTTGAGGATGAGTTCGGTTACTTGAAGAGATTCTTACAGGAAGTTCCGAAGAAGAGTGATTGGACATCTTATGGATCTATTGGTCCTGTTCTCGATGATTCCAGGATGATCTCATTAGATCCTGGTCAGATTGTTCACTTCCGATTGCACACCTCTGATCCAACTCACTATCCTTACGGAAAGTCGGTTGCAGCGGCTGCTAGAGTCACTTACAAGAGTTTGAAGATGATGGAGGATGCCATGCTCATCTACCGTCTTGTTCGCGCTCCTGAGCGTCGTATCTTCTACATTGACACTGGCTCGCTGCCTGCTTCTAAGGCTGAGATGCATATTAAGAAGCAGATGGATAAGTTCAAGAAGAATAAGAACTATAACCGCCAAACAGGTAACATTGAAGAGAACTACAACGCTCTCGCTGCTGATGAAGACTTCTACATCGCTGTGAATGGAAGAGGATCGGGTACTAAGATTGACACGCTTCCTGGTGCTGATAACCTTGGTGAAGTCGATGATGTTAAATACTTCAGGGACAAGCTTCTCGCTGCTCTAAAGATTCCTAAGGATTACATTGTTGAGAAGGATAACACTCCTGAAAGAAAAGCTAACTTAGCTCAATTAGATGTTAAGTTCGCCAGGGTTATCACAAGAATCCAAAAGTCTATTGAAATTGGGTTGGAGACCTTAGCTAAAAGGCACTTGATGCTAAAAGGCTTCCCCAACACTCTTATCAATGATTTAAGAATTAAGCTTCCCGCACCGTCTGATATGGCTCTGAAGAGACAGTTAGATACTGATGAGCAGAAAGCCAGAGTTGTCCAGGCTGTTAAGGGTTTGGGTATCTTCCCAATGGATAAAATTTATAAGGATTACTATCAGCTTTCGGATAATGAAATCCAAGAGATGAAGGACGGTCTTGAGAAAGACCAGAAAGATCCTGCCTTGGCTGGAGCTATGGGCGGAGCCCCTGGAGCCCCACCTCCCGCAGGCGGGGCTCTTCCACCTCCTGGAGCACCTCCAGAAGCCCCTCCTCCAGGCCCTGAACCACAACCTGAATCCATTGATATTGATAATATGAAGTCTCTAGCTATTGAGGCTGATTGTGATGACGAGTTACTAAAACTCTTGGAAGACATGTCGAAAGGAAGTCATTTTAATAAATAAGACCAACTAACCACATCTAAATAATTTTGATAAAGATTTTATGCTATGTTAACTAACCTTATTGAAAATAGAGGCAAAGAGTTCAGTAACCTGATTAAGATTGGTGACTACTTGGCTCGCACTCTCAGAGAAAACGTCGAACTTTTCAGCGTTGAAGATGGTAAGGCTACTTACTTAACCGAAAGCGGTTCTGTTATAAGTGGCAAATACAACTTCAAGCCCACTCTTAAGCTAACTAAGATTATTGTTGAAGATGCTTCGGTATTAGAGGATAGAAAGTCCTTTGAGTCGGTTACTTCTAAAAAAGTAACTAACATGCTCTTCAACCTTATGGAGAGTGATTACAATAAGGCTGATAACTCCTTCGACAATATTCTTTCAATGTATGAGACGCAACTGTCTTACGATAGAATTAAGAACAGACTCGAAGAGAAGGTTCAGAGATTCGGTGATCAAGGTAAAATCGTTACTTGTAAAGAGTTCCAGAGAGTGAACGAAGTAAAAGATCAACTGGTTAAGTTCTTAACTGAAAAGAACCTTATCAAGGAGTCGGCTGGAATTAGAAACGGCGTAAAACTTTCCACTCTCGTATCAACCTCTTTTGATCTTCCTAAGATGACGGTTGAGCAGATTGTTGAAAACAAGACTTTTGAGGTCAAGACGATTGGCAAGGATAGTATCTACGAGCACCTGTGCAGAAAGGAGCTTATCCAGAAAGAACTGCTTGAGGCTCGTCAGAGCTTTGATAAGATCTGGGTCGATAACGCCTCGGTTCAAGATATGGCTGCGATGATTTACGAGAGTGACGAGGAAAACCTTAGACATCAGGTTGCACAGGTTGTTTCTGATGTTCCTTACTTTGCGCTTTCAAGCAAGAAGCAATTGAACAGTATCATCAAGAACTCGCTCTCTATGAATGAGATCAATGCTAAGAACAAGGATATCACATCGTTTGTAGGTAAGATATTCGAAATGAAGAAGCCTGTCAAGGCTTACGTCTTGGATATCTTAAATGAGAAGTATGGGATTGATGTTCGCAAGCTTGATGAAGTTCCGACTTTCAAGACGCTTCTAATGACTGAAGCTGAAATCCTCGCAGCAATTGCGAAGCACGCTCCGAGTGATTCTTTGATTCAGACCACTCTTGTAGAGTTCGCCAACTGCTTAAAGACCAAGAATGGTGCTGAAGCTATTGATCTCGCGGACTTTATCAATGAGGTTTTCAACGAAGCCGGTTACACTGAGTCCCTAAATGAGGCAAAGCTCATGGATTACATGGACTTTAGCAAGGTAGGTGATGAGCTTGGCAAGATCGGTCAAGTGTTAAAGATGCTGGTTCCGGCTGTTGAGAAGGCTGCTGATTCAGTTGAAGACCATGAAGATGACATGGAAGGATCAGAAGAAGAGGGTGAAGACTCCTTAGGGTCTCCTGACGACATGGATAGCGATTCTGAGGTCCCGATGAAAGACGATAAGAAAGACGCTGAAGAGGTCGCCAAGGAAGTAAAGGATGAGGCTGATGATGAAGAAGCCGCTGCCAGTGATCAAGAGCCTAAAGCTCCTTCTGATGATGGAGAAGATGAAGCTCCTCAAGACGATGAGAATGAGGAGGACGAAGATGAAGAAGATGACGATGAGCCGGAAGAGATGGGTCAGGATGATCTGACGGACCTCATGTCTAAAATTGAAGATCTCCTGGGAGACCTCAACGGAGATGAAGACAAGAAGGAAAAGAAAAAGGATCCTGAACAATACAAGAGCTAAAGGAGGTAGTTAGTGACTATACAAAACAGACTTCCCTTAGCTCTAAGCTACGACAGTAACAACACGCCTTCCGGTTTAGCTGAGTTTCAAATCAGTTCGATAGATCTTGCGGATGTTGCTACTGACCACGCTCCTGAACAGTATCAAGTTTTAGCTTGGTCTGCGGTTGGTGATGGAACTTTTCTGTATGCCCCTTCCACAATCGTAACGGGCGGTGGTGGTGGTGGTGGTGGCGTTAGCTTTCCCAATGGAAACACAGGTGACATCCTATACTACCATACAGATGGTACAAGTGTAACATCCATATCTCCAACTGCAACCCCTATAAATCTTGCTACCACTGGTTATGTGGAAGGTAAAGGTTATTTGCAACCTACAGATGTGACTGGCCCTACAGGCTATCTTCAAGGTTACATTCCAAACGACACTACTGCCAATGTCACAGGCCCCCTTACATTTGTATCAAATCAACCTCTATTCCCTGTAGGTTATAATGCTACCGGCCCTATCTCTGTTACAGGCCCTTTAAACGTAACGGGTCCTTCAACTCATGAAGGTCCGTTTACTTTTGATAGGAAGCCTTTGGTAGATACTAACGAAGTAGTAATTTCTACTGATCTTGATGCTTATGTAACTGAGGCTGAATTTGACGGCTCTGCTGGTAACTTCTTTGTTACATCAACTGGAGGTAATGGTGACCTAATACTCAAGGATAGTACTAATACTACCACCACTCAGCCCCCGGCTGCTTTTATTGCTGCTAATTCAATTTTAATAGAGCCTACCGCTACGACTGGTCCAGGAGACGTATTAGTAAAGCAAAGTGATGGAACACTAGAAGGAAAAGATCCAAGTGAGTTACCCTTCTCTACAGGGCTAAATGTTACTGGGCCAGCAGTATTTACTGGGGTAGCCTCCTTCACAGAAAAGCCTACGGTTGATGGCACTGCTATTGTAATTAACTCAGATCTTGCTGCTTATGTAACTGAAGTCGAATATGATGCCTCAGCAGATTTATTCGTAACTAAAACTGGATTCGATGGTTCAGCGGGAGACTTTGTAACTGAAGCTGAGTTTGACGGTTCAGCAGGAGACTTTGTAACTAATGTTGAATATGATGCCTCAGCAGATCTGTTCGTAGCAACATCAATTACAACCACTAACTCCAGAACCTTCCTAGGCACTGATGCTGATCTTGGTGATTTAACAGATGTAAATGTCGGGTCTCCAACGGAAGGAGAGGCTCTCGTATACAGGGGTGGCGGTACTTGGCAGGCAGGGACTCTCTCAATGGCTGTTGGAGATCAAACCGTCCCGCAAAATCTTCTAGGCAACTTTGTGGTTAGTAATGTGCTTTCGACCCCTCCAGGAACCACTGGTAAGGGAGATACCGTCGTTAATAAACTAGTTGCATTCTCTGGAACGGATTCATCATCTACACAGTATGTGGGTAGTGAGTTTGGTGTTAATTGGATACAGCAACCAGATCAAGCTATTACAGCAGGAGATAACTTCATATACTTCTCTTCAAGTGATGCAGCCGCTGGTCCCGTCGCTCTGCCTTTAAATAGTAATGCACGTAGCTTCATGGAAAGTGGTAGTGCCACTAATATATCAGCAGCTAACTTGAATGTAACTAGAACAGGCCAGATGAACCCAACAGTTTATATTCAAGAGGCTGATTGGTTAACTCCTGGAGGTGCTGCTAATGGCTTTGGCACCACTCAGAGTGGATCTAACGCAGGTTTCGGGCAGTGTTTCGATAACGATGTTATGCACCCTGATAAGGGGACCATTGGTGTTTACGAGGTCAGGTCGGGCACCGATGGTTATGGTAGAGCATTCCTAACAACTTTCAATAATGCTCTAGCGGTTAGCTCCTGTGCTATATCATTCACAAGCAGAATTGCACCTAGTGGTCTTTGGTTAGATGGCTCTAACGAAGGTAAAATGTGCTTTGGCTTTAGGAATGGCACCGGCAACTCTGCCGCAACTTATGCCATGGAATTCCAATATGGGCAGGGTGGAGGAGAGACCACCACCAATTGGTCAGCAGTTGTAACTGACAACAGTAACTCTACTGTTTCTGATACAGGGATTGCAGTCTCTGCTCAAGAGTTCCAAGTATTACAAGTTAGTTGTAACGAGAACTGGCAGAATGTGGATTTCTATGTTGACGGAGTTTTAAAGGCTCAGTTTAACATTGATGATCACCATATTCCTGACAGTAGATTTAATAGACTGGGTCTAGCCTGGGCCATCAATAATGCTAATATTTATAGCACAGCAAATACCACAGTTGGCAATGAGATATTTGTGGACTGGCACCAAATTAGGATGACTCATAATAATACTACGAGAGGGAAAGACCTAATTCAGTAGCATGTCACCACGTTTAAGTGAGTTGAACAGGCGAGTGTAGAAAAGTTCACGAAGAGAATCTAACTCTCGCAGGACACTCGTCAAGTTCCTTACAGTTGTCTCTGTAATCTTTTCATCATCCTTTATGTCTTTTAGGATATCCATGCAGGCATCAAGCATGTTCTGCTGATCTTTAGTAATCTTGTTGATTGTATCGATCTGCGCTTCTTTTGTAATAATTTCAGAATCGGACATTATTTACCTCAAACTTTAATCTTTTGTAGTGTTGTATTCTTTGTTTCGAGTGATTTTCTAGGTAAGGAACTCTATCGTAGAAGTCATAGAAATACATAGTATCCTTACCGTCTGCTTTACGAATACCTCTACCCAAACCCTGTAACGTTGGCACCTCACCTGATAATCCTCTAGCATTAATCATGTGTGTAATCTCATCAATACTAATACCAGTTTGCATAACGTTAGTACCAATTATTGTAGCAGCCTTATCGTCTTTTACAAACTTGTTTATAACATCATACCTACTATCAATATCATCCTTACCTTCAATAGTATAACAGTTACTGATCCTTTCTTGTAAGTTCTCAATGTGCTGCAAGTTTTTTACAAGAATTAAGATCTTTGCATTGGGATTAGATTGGTATACTTTTGATACAATATCTTTAATTTTATCATTACGGACATCACAATTTACCACGTATTGATCATAGATATCAAGATAAGTTAAGTCATTCGCAACAGATGATGCAGGAGTGTTATCTACAACTTGGATTATGGGCTTGGCCAGCGCACCATCTTTAATTAGATCCTCTGCTGTTCGAGTCGTGTAGACAGGACCGAAAGCGCCCTCCAGAACCATTCTAGCGTTGATATCTTTTGCTTTCTCTCTAGGGGGTGTAGCGGTAAATGCAAGCCTGTAGGAGGCATTAGGAAAGCTTTCAATGGCTGCTATCGTGGTCTCACCCTTGCAAAACTGGTGCGCTTCATCAACCATTAAAACTTGAGTATCTTGAAGGTGGGTTTCAACAATTCTTTCAATGCTCTGCACTGTTGAAAGCATTACTTGACCGGGAAGATAACCTTCTCCTGAGTTATACCCTAGATTCTTTATACCACACTTCTTAAAAAACTCGTAAGTTTGATTTAGAATTCCTTTCTCCCTAAAAAGGACCACCACTTTTGGATCATCACCCCATTGAAGTGCAGCAATACATCCTGCCATGATTAGAGTTTTACCTGAGCCTGTTGGACTATCAATAATCGCCCTTCTTCTTTTAAGGCACTGATCGATAGCTTTTTCTTGATATTCTCGATACTTGAAGTTTCCGGCTTCAGGAATAAAGAATTCTTCTGGCTCATCCTTATTTTCCCACTCAATATCCTTAACGCCAATCTTTTCTAAATCTTTTACGATACGGGATAAAAGGCCAGTTCTAAACTTGCCACTAGTCGCAAAGTATCTCTTTTTCCCATCCCATCGTCTTTTTTTGTAAGCTGGTGAGTATTCATGTCCTGGGACTGGGAATGAATACTTTTCCCTAAGAGCCCCGATTATCTTGGGATTATCCGTCTCCAGCTTGGACGTTAAGTTCCCGATTACTATTTTCATATACTATAATAGTTTATAAAAATATACAAGGATTTATATGAGTGAGGTTAAGCGGTTACAGGGAAAGGATGTCAGTTCCTATGATGATATCTTAGATAAGATGTTTGAGAATGTGGACTCCGTAGTCTCACAGGTTGTTGATCTTCCTTCAAGGGGAAAGTTCTACAGTGACATCGAGGAGGTTGTAGTAAACCCCTTAACTTTTGAGGAAGAAGAAAGAATTCTAAACTCCAGGGGTCAAGGCGCCGACATAATTAATCTCATACTCGAAAAGTGTGTTAACGGCATCAAAGTCCCAGAGTTGCTTCATATTGACAAGCTCTTCCTCCTTATGAAAGTTCGAGAGGTATCTTACGGGACTGAGTATAAGTTTAATTTAGCTTGCCCTTCTTGCGGTGAAGAAATCAAGACTGAAATTGATGTAGCCAAAGACTTGAATGTTAACTATGTTCCTGAAGACTTTGAAGACCCAAGAATAGTGAAACTTCCTAAGTTGGGCGTTGAAGCCCTTGTTAGATTTCCTAGGAATAGGGAGGAGATGTATATAACTGATGCTTCTCTTCTTTCAAAAAATCTGTATAGATTTGTAGTCGCGCTGGATGGAATGGAAGACCCAGTCTTCGTCTCAAAAGCGATTAAAAGAATGCACATCGTGGATGTGAAAAGTATAGCTAACGAGGTCGCAAAGGGGGAATTTGGGCTTGATCCTCGCTTCATGTTTGAATGCCCATCTTGCGGTCACCACGCAATGATGGAAGTGCCCTTAGATGCGACTTTTTTTTCAGTGACCTAATAGACTCTTTAACTCTGGAGGAGTTGAGGCGTCAAGCCTACATATTAGTAAGCAAGTGTAATTTTTCTTACTCAGATGTTAAGAAGATGGTATCCACTGAGCGGATAACTTTTATTAACCTGTATATCGAGGATATTAAACAGCAGCAAGAAGAGGCTTTGGCGAATGCGAATCAATGACAAAAAGGTAGACACTAGGCATCAGAGACCCACAGTCGAAGGCCCGACAGCCTTACTTTTATATTTTGTAAATGATGGACAATATGCTGACCCACACGCCATCAGTGGTGTTTCCATATTTGCAGCTTCGGATAATGAGTCACCTAGTTCTGTAATTTCGGCAGAAGGTGAAATAACTCCAGATGCTAGTGCCAGTGTGTTGATGCACTTCTCGAACAGTGCGGCATTGACTACTAATAGTGCTTTTGACGCTAGTAATTACAATGCTAATAATCTCGCTTCGGGTATTTACAAGCTTGATACCGGGCAGTATGCTTGTGTGTTATTAGACACCATAACTCTACCTAGTGGAGTATTCAACTTATCCGGTGATCAGACCATACTGAACACGGTCTCAGGGACTGGAAAGTATATTGATGTTTGGACGGTTCAAAGAGCAAATGGCTCTAATCTAGACACAATAATTAACGATTTTACTCTTACTGAAGACAGGTTCTTTGGCATCACCGAACCTCTTCTCTTTAGAGTTAATACTAGGCTAGAGAATAATCATTTGGTTCTAGGATCAAAGGTAGACCTTAAGTTCGTTAACGAGTTCACCCTAGAGAATGCTAATGTTGACAGAAGCATCGTAAACCTGTTCAAAGAGTCTCTTGTTATGGACCCCATGATTGAGATTGTAAAGAAGAACAGTGACAGAAACTTACCATCTAGGGTTACAGTTTCGGGTTACACCGATACATCTGGTTACATGGATGTTACGTCTGAGAACACAGCAGTCTTCACGTTCGATACAGATGCCTTGAAGACTCATGCAGAAGTTGTTGCAGGAAACTTAGGATCGCTGACAGGCACGTATGTCGCAAGGATCAAGTTCACCGCTCTAAACCAAACTATCGTTTCAAACGATCTAGGCTTTATTATTAGGTGATGTCAGAAGATACTCAAGGCTGTTGAGAGGCATTGTTTTTTCAGCAGCCTGCTTCAGGTAGTCGGGACCTTTTTTTATTAACACCTCGTTCCAGTCCTTAAAACTATCTGGAGGAGTAGTGGATTGGATATTATCCCTGCAAACCCAGTTGCTAAGTTGGAGGAACTTCTCCCTACCCTTCTGACCAGCCTCGTCACTATCGAATGCACACACAAGAGGTCCTTGATACTGACTCAGTTGAAGCATCTGCTCACGGCTCGTGTAACAGCTTAGAGTCGTCGTAGAGTTTAACCCTACCGCCTGTAGGCTTAGGCAATCAAAGACTCCCTCAGTGACATACAGAGGCTCATACGAGCTATATTCGTAGGGGTATAGGACTTGAGAACTCTTGAGATCCTTACAGTTTAAATACTTAGGCATTTCATCACCCAAAGCCCGAGCTTGAAAGTAAAACAATCTACCCTTTCGGTTGATGAATGGAATAATCAGTCTACCCTTGTAAGGGCCAGACTTTGCTAGCATGAACTCGGCATCGGGGACCATTCTCTTTACAGCGAATGGATGATCCTCGACAAACTCGAAGTCCTTTGCTCCTTCAATGTTAGACTGGATCTTATTAGTATCGAACCTGATGGGTTTGCGAATCTTGCCACCCTCATTGAACTGCTCAAAGGCTAGATTAACCTTTGCCTCTGCGTAGGAGCACTTTTCCATCAGGACATATAGCTTGATAAAGTTCCCAGTCTCGCCAGTTTTAAAGCACCTCCAAAGACCGTTATCGACATTAATAGACATGTGACGTTTGTAGTCATTATTAATGAAAATAGATGGAACTACCATCTGCCTTCCGTCGCTCTCAAGTCTATAATTAGAGGAGAACTTATCCAGACAGTACTTTCTAATATAAGAATCGTCCATCATGTTTATAAATAGTATTAGTGCCTCTAAGAGTGACATAATAGACCAGTGCCTGTGGAAATACAGACTGAGATACATCTTGCGACTGCCGGGATTCGGCGCGAAGAATGAGGATGCTTTGAATTTCGGGTCCTTTATTCACAAGATATTTGAGGTCGGATACAAAGAAAGGGACTTGAAGTCCTTGTTAAGGATAGCAGAGCAAGAACGCCCCGTCTACAAAGTTCCGTTCCATGAGAACGACAGGATGAAGTGCTGCCTGGAAAACTTCCTAATGTGGAATCAGAAGCTTGGTGAGACGGTCTCCACTGAGCAGACGTTCAACATCCCGTTAGATGAGAAGCACGAGATTAACTTTATAGGCGTTATCGACCGGGTAATCAAGGGCTCAGATGGTGGATATCTAGTTATCGACTACAAGACATCTAAGAGAGAAAAGAAAAAGAAGACCTTGATGGACGACAATCAGTTGAAAGGGTATGCCTACGCTATCCATAAGACACATGGAGTTCCCTACAATAAGATCTACTGTGCCCATTATTACCCTGTCACAGGAAACTTCGTAACTGTTAAGTTCTCCAAGTTCCAAGTTGACCGTTGGAAGAAGTTACAGATCGAAAAGGTCTGGAGAATCCGTAAGAAGAAGAAGGATGAGTTCTGGGCTCAAGAAAATATCTTCTGTGATTGGTGTGAGTACAAGGAAGCCTGTCCTAAGTTTCACTCAGAGGAGCATGTCTGTAAGCGCATCGACGAGCAGAAAGAATTAAAAAAGGCTAGCAACAAACCAGACGATAAGAAGAACGTAAACAAAAAGGCTGTCAGAGACTGATAGATCTGAATACGTTGCTCCGTTGTTGTGGTACCTAAAAATTCCTTTAAATACGCTGTCTTCAGTATGTTGTTGGTCTTTGTTACTCATAGTTTGATGCTTCAAGTGTTCCAGATATTATAGGTCTATAGATCTCGTAGTCAATATCCTCTAGGAAACTTTCGACTACTTCTTTATTGAAGCCTGAATCTGTGATTAGGAACTTGTGAACTAACTTCATTTTTAATGGCTTCCTAGAGTCTAGGGACTTAAGTAGTTTTATTTGAAACAGGCTAGGAAGTCTTTTACCGTATTTAAAAGACCATTTATCGGTAAAATCACTAGAAAACGTAAAGTTTAGTAAATCAATTATTTCGACTAAATCTTCTTCTAAAGTATTCATATTAATAAATAGTTATAGACGGCATATCCGTGAAGCCGAATATAAATCTCCTAAAAATACTACAATATTACATGGCTTCCTTTAACCAGACACTCATCAATACTTTATCGTCCAGATACGATGTAAATCTGGTCAGCACCTCATATCTGGGAGTGGATCCAGGGGACATTGTGGTTGTATCTTACCCTCGCAAGGATAGGTCAAATAGAAGAGGCAAGAACCTGACCAGACTAGGCATCATCATGTCCTCCAGTAGATCAAATGGGGGTGTCAGACTATCGAGCAAATTGAACACCTTACTTAATTTTGTAGACGTAGAGGGGATAAGCGATGAGGAGTTTTTAGGGATAATAGATAGATTGTATACGAAGGATTTAAAGCCCATAGTGAGCGAGTTTGAATACGCAGTCAATGGGAGTGTTGGAGACTTCAAAACCTTTAATGTTTTAGAGATATCTGGAACCGGAGTCTTTAAACTTAATCTTCAAAAGAAAATTATTGATTGAGCATGAGCAATACTAATCCACCTCCCCTGACAAATGCGATCCCTGAAGAGCTACTTAAAGCAGCTAGGAAACAGGTTGATGCTGTTAGGATGCTTGAAAGAGGCATCAACGGCCTATCCAAGAGTTTATCTAGACAGTTTGCTCCTATTGATAATCTGTCTCAAAGCTTTAGAGATTCTGAAGAAATTCAGCTACAAGCTCTTCAAGCTGGCACCACCTACTCTAAGTTCTTAGCTGCTAATACTGATGCGATGAAGGGCTTGATGTCCTCGAATACAAGCATGACTAAGTTCATGCTAACGGGCTTCACTCGCGGTCTTAGAGACGTTTCTGAAGAAACAATGGCACTAGCTGATGTGATGAACATCACTGGTGAGGATACTGGTGCTCTCGCTAAAAGCTTTGGACAAGTTAGATTACTAACTGGAAACTCAGTTGATGTAACTAGGAATCTTGCAAAAACGATAGAGGATACCACCCAGCAGAGTGGAGTCTCAAGAGGACAGTTAATCCAGGCGTTAGATAGTTTTTCTCAAAACTTATTCCAGGCTTCACTTTATGGTGAAGACGCGGTAGGGAACTTAGCAGAATTAGGAGTTGTTCTAAAGGGAGGTTTAGCGGGTGCCCCCGGTGCTGAAAGAGCTATCAACGTTCTTTTAGGGATGCAAAACTCATTAAACATAGCTCAACAAGAACAGTTGGGTTTGAGACAGTTCTTTGAGGATAGCAGGAAGGGAACTCTTAACATAGAATCAGCCCTTCAGCAGCTTAGAGATGCTGGAGAAAGATTTAATAAACAAGCGGGGAATAACGATATTAACCGTGAAGCATTAGCTAGAGCCATAGGTGGTGAGCAGGTTAGGGCTCTTCTGATGGTTACGGGTATGCTTGAAAAAGATACTTCCACTGCTGAGGAGATGAGGGCAACTCAGGAAGATCAGCTAAAGAGCATGAGGGCTTTTGAAGAGAAGAAGAAACAGTTCTTTGAAACATTTGCTCCTGAGATTCATAGCTTCATCACTCAATACCTTCCTCTGATCGCGGCAGGACAAGGGGCAATGCAGGTTGGTCGGCTAGGGATGGCCCTTCCTGGAGCCCTAGCTGCGGGAAAAGCACGAAACGCTAGAGCAGTATTATCCAACCCACAGGCATTTGGAGCAATGCGTGCTGCTCTCGCGGGTGGTGCCTCGAAGACCGGCGCACGCCTCGCAGCCTTAAGAGTAGGAGGTAGCTTTGCGGCGGGGAGAATTGGAGCGTCATTAGCCGCATCTCTAGCGGGTGGCCCGATAGGTATTGGAATAGGTATATTAAGTGTAGGGCTACCTCTCATTATCAGTGCCATGAATAAGACTGCGGATAATACTGAAGTTTCGGCTAAAGCTGCTGAAAAAGAGTTGTCCGAAAAGAGGAGTAGGCTGATAGCCCAACAACAAAATGTAACCAGTATGGCAGAGATGGGTAGATCTATTCTTGATCAAGCTGGCATGTTAGCACAAGGATCCGCTTCCGATCAGTTTTTCCAGAGAATGGAGGAACTTAATCAGCAAACAAATAATATGATACTTCAACTAACAGATAAGGTTAGAGAACTTCAAGAAGGTGGTTCGTAATGCCTAGATTTTCTTCCTCTAAAAGTTTTGAACAAGTGAAACGAGCTAGGAAGCTTCCTGAGCGTTCACACTTAGCGATTGAGTTTCCTCAATCGGATGGAAGAGTTTTCAGAACTTACATTCCCTTCTTGTCGAACCCGAAGATTCAAGAAAGAGGTCAAGCCAACTTAAGTCAATATGATCTGGTTGGACGCCCAGGATCAGTATTCTCTTATGGTGGTGCAAAGTCTAGAGTTGTCAACCTTAGTTTCAAGATAAACCTTCTTCACACCCTATACACTCACAGCACTGAAGGTATTAATCCCAAGTTCCTGAGACAGTTTAATCTTTTCTTTGCAGACAAGAAGAGAGCAGAGAAAGCTTTCAAATTAAAGCCTGGGGGAACTTACGATCAGGAGTTGAGTAGTCGTGAAACAGATAGCATGTTTGCTAGTTTGAATCAAAAAGCAGCACTTAGTACTTATACACAAGCTCTTGTAAATCAGCAAAATGATTTTGATCCGAGAGTGACCGAGGCGACCTTCTCTAATTATGATCAACCCTTCAGTGTTCAGGGTGCCGCTAATTATTCCACAGAGTCTGACAGGCTTAGATTAGAGGCTGAAGAAGAGTATGATGAAGCAGTAGCGGAGCTTGCTAAAGCTAAGTCTCTTCAAAACCAACTTAAAAATCAAGCTGTTAAAGATGCTGAAGATGCTAGCAATCGAGATCCTGATATTCAGTTTGGTAAAGGGTTTGCACACGCTCAAACTCACAGGACATTCTTCAGAGAGATGGTCGGTCAGATTACTGGTCAAGAGGGGCAAGAGCTTCCTACGCCTGTTCTTGATGGCGTAGCTAACTATTTCCTTGAAGGTATTGGGTCAACTACCATACCGACTCCTCAACAAAATATAGAGAAACTGAATGAGCTAATTGATGCAACGTATGTCTGGGTGAACCTAATTAGAGGTAGTGTCTTAAATAATTCAACCAACACAACTCAAGGTCCTCCGATAGTAAGGTTGCAGCATGGCCCTATGTATAACAATGTCCCATTCATTGTAAGTGATTACAGCATCAATATCCAGGATGAAGTTGGCTACGAGGTTGAAACTTTAACTCCTAAGGGTTTAGAGATAACCATGACGTTGAAGGAGTTCAGAACCAACGGATCGTTTGAGCAGGCCCAGATTGAGAGTGGAGACCATGTATGTGGTTGGGAGGCTATTATAGAGGGTAATAATATGGATCCTTACAACGGTGATATTGGAGAAGATGTGATGGGTATTCAGCAGGGCACTTTAGGCACTGCTAAGGGTGACACTTACACAGAAGCCGATGTCGGCAGGGCAGGAAAGCCTCAATCGTCCATACTTGATATGGATCCAAGCTTTTATAATTACATACGCAACGCGGCTGTCCCGAGGGGAGGTTAATAATGCCAAGTTACAATAATCACTTAAGTAAAGGATACCTTGAAACCATCTTTAAGGACAAGAGAGTTGCTAGTTCTCTAAACTCATCTGAGTTCGAGGCTTCCATTGCGTTGCTTAGATCTCAGCCGTTTTCTGTAGGTGTAATACCTCCTAGCTATGAGCATAGAGCAGACAAGATAGCTGACCTCTTTTACGGAAGCCCGACACTTGATTGGGTTGTGCTCTGGACTAATAATATATCTGATCCGTTCGAGCAATTGAACGTAGGGGATCGAATTAAAATAGTTTCATTAACATGACCTCGTACAGTAAACTAGTTGGGAATGTTTTTATAACGAAGTCACTGCCTGCAATAGAGCAGGTACACTTTTCAAAACATAAACTAAAGACCGGCTCCTTCAACGAGAAAATTAACACTCTCTCCAAGGATGAGTTAAATAAATCATTTGTCGCTAGTCCATTTAGAAACGATGGGCTTCTGAGTTTTGAGTGGTCCTTTGAGGGGAATAGTAAGAATGGTGGTCATACTGTCACCATTAAGCTTCTTGAAACCACAAAGCTTTTAGAAATGTTTCTGCTTGAGAATGATCCTCTTGCAAGGATGATCAATTCCAAGTTGAAGCACTCAAGTAAGTTTAAAGGCGACCTTATGGTTGAAGGGCACTCCAAACTTGAATTTAAAGATAAAAAGGCCCTAATGAACAGGTACTACATGTCATTTGGAAACTCAGACGAAATAGATGAGTTTAGTGGTCCTTATACAATGGATTTAGTTGCTGCTACTTTATCAAATGATAAGTATAATAATAGGATTATTGAGGTTGTCTTTGTACCCGATGAGTCCAGCTTTAAGTCTTGGAGTAGTAGGTTTGGATCTCAGTTTGGCTATAAGTCGGACTTCGCACCGACTAGCCAGTTTGTTACGAATCAGTTATACCATACCTGCAAAGCGAAAGAGCGTATAGACATGAACGCACCAGGGAAGACTGGTGAAGAGTTGTATGACTTCAACTTTAGAGTTAGGAGCCTTTTAAAGAAGTATATAGGCGCATTCACTCTTAAGCCTTCACAAGCTGTTGTTGCCATTCCTCAGGACTTTGGCAAGGCAACGGTAAAGCCTGAGAGTCAGCTAGAGAGAGGAGTTCGATTTAAAACTGGGTTTGGAGGGTTACAAGATAGTAGGGATCTGGAGGATCTAGGACTTAAAATAGCATACACTAATGACTTTCAGTATAGCAGGGAGTCTAAGGATGTAAATGATTATCTAATTGAGAATGGCTTTGGTAAAGATCCTTTACCTGCGGAAGAAGTGTTCAATGCTGCAAACATAAAAACTGCGGACCAGCAAGGATTCTCTCGAAGTTTTATAGATACTCGGGTATCAGCATATGAGGCAACAGTTGAGCGAGAGTATAATGATACGATCGAAACTTTAACGCAAAACCTTGAAGCTGGGACTCGTCTGGTAGAGGAGCAGTATGGAGCGGAGTCTGAACTTGCAAACACTTTGAGCGTTGAGGAATTACGTAACAGGTATTTTGTTTCGGGATTTATTCCTCTAGGTACTCCAGATAGCGCCGTGGGTGTAGTAGTGCAAGAAGCTCTTGCAGAGAGGAGAGATTTTCTTGTTGCAGCACCTACTGAAGTATTCAATAGAAAGTCTGCTGAGGCAGAAGCAAAGAGGGAGGATGCCCTCAACGGTGCTGGCCGTCAATCGTTCGACCAGGATTTAAGGCAATCAATTTTCGATCATGATCCCCCGAGCCTGAACCGGAGCCCGTTTGCCAAATCCCTCCCAGGACCTATTTCTAAAAATGTTTCTACAAATAATCCATCTTTGTTAGGCTACAAAGGTTCCGTTGATGAGATCAAGCAAAAGGCATTTCCCGAGCCTGATCTTTTCAAGAAGTATAACGTGCTAAATGAAATCAATGTCGCAGGGAAGTGGGACTTAATTACAGATTCTATCCAGGCCCTCACCGACGTTAGAAACAAGACATTCAATTTAGTCATGGAGTCTCGTAATGAGCCTCCTCAGGATACTTATGATGGCTACTCACCTTTGGTTGCTCCTCTTATCAAGTTTACGAATGGTCTAAAAACTGTATTTAAATCTAGGGGCGTTAACGCGGGGAGATATGACTTCTATGAAGAAAGTGATATGCGGATTCTCAAGTTGTGGGAGAAGTATGGCTTAATCGCATCTCGACATGTTCCCGCGTATGTCTATGGTGACATGGATTTAATTAAGTCCCTGCTATACTTAGAGGATGGAGATGTTCCAGACCATCTGATAGACACGGTATTCTCCCTCAACAGTTTTGATGATGACGGGGGAACAGATGATAGAGATTTATCAGTGCCTGAAGCAGGTTCTAGTGATTTTTTCTTATCAAGAAATCCTCGCGTTCTTGGTCGTGAGAAATACCAGCAGTACAGGAAAGAGTTTAGAAAAGCTTTTTCGATGGATCGATCCCCAATTGTCTTAAGGCACAACTTGCAGAATTCAAACGTAATATCACTAAAGTATAATGTTGATAATTATTACGCAGCCCTACAAAACATGCCCGTCCGTCCTTTGCTTGATGAGCAAGTTGTAGGATCAACAAGAAAGAAAATTATTAAAGACGAGGCCTCTAAACTTTTAGGAGGATCCGAAGGTTCCGTGGCTGAAGCTCTCTCTGAGTTTAAGAACACACCCGACTTATTATCTTTTATAACAGAAGCGAGCAAAACCTCTGAGTCCACTATTAAATTAGCTCTTGCTGTAGCTGATGCAGACCTTGATGCTGCCGTTAAGACTCAGTTAGATTTATTCTCAATCATGTTTTTGTACATGAAGAGTGATTCCCTTCCTGACCTAGAAAGCTCAAATAATTACGATACTTTGCCTGATAATTTAGCTCACTATCAAGAAACAATCGTGAGGGAGACCGCAAGGCTTCTTGTAAGCTGTAAAGCTAGGACTGTTCCTCAATTTAATAAGAAGTGTTTCTTATTTAGAAAAGTGGGGCTTGTGGGTCAGACTGGAGGATTGATTGGAGCACCTGAAGAAATTAAAATGCCAGCGCCTTACAATGGAACTTACACTGCTGTAGGGTTTAAACATGTTATCACTCCCACGGACATGTATTCTGAGTTTGATTTAGTTAGGGGTGCTGGATCGGAGGATGTTCCGGTAAGTATGCCAGTTAGAAACTTCCTTTGTGCTGCCCTTACGCCTATTGTTCAATCTTTAGAGGATGAAGAAACGGAATTCAAGAAGACACAACTCGCCGCGAACCTCCGTGGAGGTAGGGCTGAGATTGACGCCAGAGATGCCTTAGAAATTCAAATGATCGGAAAAGTAGGTCAAGGTTTCCGAGAGCGACAAGACAAAAAGTTTGAGTCAACTTATGGGAAGCCGATCAAGAGGCTCTTAGAAATATATGAGAAACTAGGATGCGGGTCTAAGTAAACATTATGTTAAAGCTAGTAGAAGGTAAAGTTACATCAAACGTAGATGCCTCTAAGTCGGGTAGGTTCTATGCTCATTTTTATGAGATATCTGACGAACCCATATTAGTGTATTACTCAGCCCCAGGATATAGGGAAGGGGGTGGTGGAATTTTCGCAGTTCCTGAGAGAGATGATCATATTATCGCAGTCTACAACACGATTCAAGGGCATGCCTATTACAATTCTACAATAGTTGGTCTCTCAGACTCCCCATCAAAAAAAGCACCAAACTTTAAACCTGTCCCCGATACTAATACCTACTCGTTTCATGACAAGCCTGTGAAAGTTAAGTATGAGAATCAAAAGGGCGCAGGGCTTTGCATAACGAGCGAGCATACTTCATTCCCAGATTTTAATGACACATTAATCATGGGTAGCGAGGATACTATCATTCCTCCTAGAATTATTGAATCAGTTGTTCTAAAGTCTAACTTAAATAAAAGGCTGAGTTTAGATGATTCTCCTCAGACAGATGCTATCTTTATAAAGAATCAACACAAAGATGGAATCATCATAAGCGGAGATTCTACAAAGTTGTTCCCTGCTCAGATGATTCAAGTGAAATCAAGCGGGCCTCACAACTATACATGTATGCAGTCTCATATGGATATTAGAGTTGTTGAGGGGACTGACATCACCATTGAAAACAACTCTACAGGAAAAATGTCAGCAAGTGCTATTCCTCAAGATCAATGGCCTAATGAAGGCATCGCCCCTAAACGTTATGGAGGTATCTATCTCAAGAGTGATAATGGTGATGTATCGCTAGTCTCCAAATCTAACCAGGGCAAGATATTTATAAACACTCCTCATGGTCAGGTTCAAATAGCTGAAGGCAACATTGTAATCAATACTAATGGCAACCTTAAGATGGCTGCTGGAGGCGACATAGAGATGACAGCAAACAGGTCTATAAAACTAGATGCTGGTACTACTGTAGACATTACATCTGGCTCTGAATTAAGAACGCAGGCTGGAGGCCACACCTCTATATCTAGTGGGGGATCTAGTCAAGTTATAGTCAAGGGTGATAAAATCCACTTAAACGGCCTTGCCCCATTGACGACTGAGACTCCTGAAGAGGTAACTCCTTTATTAAACGATTACGGTGACTAATGGTTAAATTTGATTTACAAACAGCAAAGTCCTTAGCGGGATCGATTGGTGAAGGTCAAGACATCTTAGGAGCGTTGGATGTTCAGTTTGGTATTCCCTCTTGTGTAATGAACCTAGGTAGAGACCTCCTAAGTGCGTTGCCTAGCAATGTTTTAGGGGGGATGAGAAATGATATGGCTATTGGTAGGAATGCTGCCGATGCGGTAACAAAAGCCCTCTCTCAAAAATTAAGGAATCTGACTGGTATTATTGAGTTTGATACTGATGAGGGAGTATTTAGATTTGTTTCTGACGCCTCTCAATATGGTCAAGAGAGTGGAGGTTTAGGTGGTCCGTTAGGAACCTTTTTAGGAACAGCCTCTCAGGCGATTGCTTTTGGGTCGCAACTCTACTCCAACGTTAACACTGCAATAGATGATCTTAAGGAGATCGTCAAGTGCGTTAGCGGTTATGAGGAATACTTGGATAACATAGGAGGAGATTCTGCTGAAAGCAGAGCCGCCCTAGCAGCCGTTGATCCTGATGCTTACTTAGAGACAATAGCAAATGAGTATGGCCCACAAGTCCAGAACGCAGTAAACGCAGCTAAGTTTATAGCTTTAGCTGATAAGAATATTAAGGATATTGACGGTATCATTTCAGGTAGAATAAACAATCCTGATTTAGAGCCTAAGCTGATCACAGCGGACCCCACAGATCAGGAGAGCAGCGTTTTCAGGCTTAACTTTGGACCTCCACAATCTAAGTCTGGACAATTCTTACTATCCGTTGACGGGTTATATTACGACTCTCAGACAAGCGGCGTGGCTCCTGCGCTTCTGGAGTTGAGTGTAAGAGACGCTGAGAGAGACCCATCCCTTGATTGGAAACTAGAGTTTGATCCAAGCCTTGGAGGTCGCGGAGCACCGGAAACTCTTAAGGATCTAAATTCTTACTTCAATACTATATTTGATCCTGACCTGATTGATGACTCTAGCCCCTTCGATCAATATTATAACGCAGACAACGTTTTAGTTAATATTATCGGGCAGAGAGATAGGAAGATATTCGATGTATCTGCTGAGATTCAGCAGCACACTGATGCTGGCTCTTCTGAAGTTATCATTGAAAACCTTAAACAGGTAATGATATCCGAGTCCTCCAGGTTCAACGATCAAATAAAGAGAAGAAAAAAACAAATCGAGTTGGCGATCAAGATGCCCCAAGCTCACGGCAAGGGGATACTATTCTCTCCAGGTGAGGTTCCTGTAAACGACTTCTCATACTTAGCAGGCATTAACTACTCCTTGGACCTTGAGAGGCAGAGGAGCATTGTAATTCGTCAAGATGAGGTCGATGGCGTTGTTCTTCCTATTGAAACAAAGTTCTCCGAAGTAATTCAAAGGGATGATGGTATAAGCTTTGAGCACCTCTCCGTTAGCCCGTTCCCAGACGGTTTAACCATTGATAGTGCTAATGCTTCAGCCTCTACCTCAGCGTCACTGGCTGCTACACCTCTGTTAAACACTGATGGTTTGTTTGGATTATACAACTATTTGACCTTGGAGTCCAGCGATCCTTCCAGCTTTGATTATCTTCTTAGGAATAGTACGACTGCTGGTGTTAATTATAATGCTCAACTTGTAGGAGATACTAACGAAATATTAGATAAGGGCCTAGGTATAGCACATCTGAAGGGTATCTGTAGGCCGGATTCTTTTGGAGTTGTATCAGGTAATGGAACATTTGCCAAGCTCCCTGCTCTCCCTGAGTTTCAAGACTTCTTATATAATAGAAGAGGAGCAACCTTTGAAACTTGGGTGTACACCCCTGATCTATCTTCAGTTGATGCCTACAATCAAACCTCCGAAGTATCAGGATTATATAGGACAATTTTAGCTAATGAGAATACTGGATCAGGTGTAGGTATTAGCACTCAAGCAGATATTCTTAACATGTCTCTCGATAATGGAGCAGGGGTTACCCGAGGTATGATCTTAGGATTTACTAGGGATCGTAGGTTTACTCAGGATACTACGCCGAGTAACCTGGAGGCTGACAACCCTGTGCAAGACGTTTCTCTTGTAATGGCACCTACTCAATCTTTCGACTCTTCTAGCGCCGGTTTCATAGCTGAGAGAGGCCTTACAGAGACTTGTGAGTCCTTATCCTCTTGGAAGGGTCTGACTGTGCCCGTGTCTAGCACCTACAATGGAGCAAGTCTATCCTCTTGTGCAAGATCATTCTGTCAACTTTCAGTAGTGTTAAACCCGGTGAAGGATGAAATCAAAGTATACCTTGATGGGGTTAACTTGGTAACTTCCAGTTATGGGGATGTCTTTGGTGCAGCCTCTAGGAAGCAGACACCAAAAATACCCTCTATTCCTCCCGACAATGCGTTTGAATATAATACCACAAATATAACTGGAAGCTCCCTGGAGGCTTACAAGTATGGGCCTAAGAGAGATGACTACTTCACTCCTTGGATTCTCGGCGGGGGTTATACTGACGGTAACCCTGACGGTGGATTCATGGGAGGTTTGTATGGTGGTAAGGTTAGTGGTCTTAATGGTTATTTAGGTTGCACTAGATTCTACTCAAAGCCTCTTAATTCTGCGGAGGTGCTAAATAACTATAACGCTACTCGAAGTTTCTTTAAGAATATCAAATTATAACTATGGCATTACCTGAGACAACAAATGTTTACGGGAAAATCCCCTCCAATAAACAGATTCGAGAGGTCACTGCGAAAGAGTCCAGCATCCAAGGATTCAATTATCCCTTTGAAGTCAATCCAGGATCTGGTTACTTCTCTAAGTCTACTGGTTTAAAGCTTGTTAAAACCATGATTAAGAGTTTCCTTAGAACTAATAGAGGGGAGAGGTTCATGCTTCCTGATTATGGTGCTGATCTTAGTAAATATTTGATGGAGCCTTTGGACGAAACTACTTTTAGATTGATTAGAGATGAAGTTGGCTTATCAATTAAAAAATATCTTGGTGCATTGACAGCGACAAACAAACTTCAAGTTTTTGAAACTAGGAATGGGAATCTTCTAGTTAAGTTATTCCTAAGCTTAAGAGACGCTGACTCTAATGGCTTTAATATCGAGGTTAGAATCTAATGGCATTTAGTGGGACAGTCGAGTCTGATTACTTAAAATTTATTCCTAAAGAGTTAGAGAATAAAGAGAGGTTTATAGATTTTGCGGCATCAGATTTCGCGACTCTTCGTAGAAACCTAATTCAATACACTAAGGCGAACTTCCCGTTAGATTACAATAACTTTGACGAGTCGGACTTTGGTATAGTTCTTATTGAGTTGATGGCAGCCATAGGGCACATTCAATCTCACAAGGCTGATTACTTAGCCAACGAAAACTTTCTAAGAACCGCCCGTGAAAGATCTAGTGTTAAGAAACTAATGGAGCTAATTGGCATTCGCATGAAAGGTCCGATTTCTGCTGCTGCAAATGCATCGTTAAGTTTCGAATTCACTGATGCGGTTAGCTCACTTACGTTAAGTCCATCCCAAAGAACCATATCGATTAAATCTCCTCAAGATGGAGCACCTCTCTCGTACACAATTTATAAGGTAAATACGGATGGTAGTATAGACCTTCAAAGCAACACAGATAGCATTGAGTTTGTTTTCGATTCAACGAGGACGCCTGTTATTACTAGTGCAATTCTTTTAGAGGGAGCCTTGGTCGTAGAGTCTGGGGTGTTCACTGCTCCGAATACTGTCAAGACCATAAGGTTATCACAGTCCCCTTACGTTGAAAAAAGCTCTCAGGTATTTATCGAAGGGAGTGAAGTTACAAATGGAGTGTACTTGGAGGAGGATAACCTTTTCTTCGCCTCAGGCGCCACTGATAAGGTATATCAGGTAGCCACGAATAACGACTTTGTGGCTGAGGTAATATTCGGAGATTCAACTATAAGCCAATCTCCTTCGCAGGGAGATTCCTATACGGTTACTTACCGAGTCGGTGGAGGTTCTAGAGGTAACATCTCTGAAAGCTTTATCAACGCTCAACTAAATGGAACCGCCAGAAAGGCATCCGATGCGGATCAATCTGAGCAACCCATACAAGTTACAGTTGAGAATAGCTCTCAGGCGACGGGTGGATCCGATGCTGAAACAACAGCTAAGGTGAAGAAATATGGCCCGCTTAAGTTTAGATCTCAAGACAGGTTGGTAACACTTTCGGATTACACAGCTTTCGCTAACACATTCGCATCTAACTATGGGTCTACTGGGAAGGCCACTGCAAGTGTTCGAAGAGCTTACTCATCGGCAAACACTATTGATGTGTTTGTATTGGAAAAGGCTAATGACTCTCAACTACGACAAGCTACTCAGGAGTATAAGAAGCAGCTACTAGAGGCAATGACTGATAAGAAGATGCTAACTGATGAGCCTGTCATTGTAGATGGGTTAATTAGAACTCTTGATTTAAATGTTACAGTAAAACTAGATGATAGGTTTAAGAGGGAAAAGAATAGTATTGTGTCCAGAGTGAACAATACTATCCTAACTTATTTCAATGTGGATAATACGGATTTTGGTCAAGGGTTCTCTCCTGAAGATTTGGTTAGGGTAATCCTGAAAGACCCTTCCATTAGATTTGCCACTGTAAATAACTTGGACAGAGCTATTGAAGTAGCTTTTAACGAGATAATACAATTAAACAACGTCAGCATAAGTTCTGAAATAATCTAATGTCCTCAGGTAAAACATATTTAACTGCTCAAAAATACTTTAAGCCTAATTATTATGAGGCTGTAAAGTACATCATTCCTAATTATTTAACGGAAGATGATATTGAAAATTTTGGACAGGAGTTTGACCTAAGAGATGAAGTTCTAAACGGTAACATTAGGCTGGCCAATGACTTCGGGTCACTTATTAAGGGGTTTGACGGAAATGTAGTTAGCTCTGTTGAAGCGACTGTTTACAGTAGTATTGATACAGTAAGTGGTATCTCAGAATTTTTCATAAAGCAAAATGATTTAACAAATATCACCACTAGAAAATTCCAGGATAAGATTCTAACTCCTCTTGGAATTTCTATCAATGACTATGCTACTAGCTCTGATTTCGCAACGTATCTTTCAGGGACGCTACTGCCTAGTATAGCCCTTAACAAGCCAACTGCAACATTTGTTGATAGTCACTCTGCTTCTGATACTCATAACTATCTTATTAGTAATCTTTCCTGGGTCTACTTGCTAAACACTTCCGGCCCTGGAGGAACCTTTGACCCTTCAACTGCTGTTGCCGAGGAGGTCGTAAACACGATATACAAGGGCCAGCCTTTTGAGACTGTTAATGGTGTTAAGGCTTTAATGGAGTTTGTGTGGAAGGATGGCCATACTGGATACTATCCTTCTGAGTTTACGGTATCTAATACCACTTTTACGAGTGGAACTCAACAGCTAGATAACCTTAAAACGTGGATAGATGTTATATACTCTCCACTCCATGCTGATCGTGCTGATTTCACTGTTAGGGATAGGGTTGAGCAATTCCTAGAAAGTAGTCTATTCACCAGTGACAAGATTCCTAATGGACCATTCACTAAATTCTTAAGATCTTTATGTTTTCTAGCTCAGGATGTGAATGATTCGTCTGATAGGTTGTCAGACATTTACGACATCTCGGATTGTCCTGATGAGTATCTGCCTCTGCTGGCTGAATTAATTGGGTGGAACCTCTTTGGCACGGAGCCTGATAGGTGGAGGCTTCAACTTAGAAATGCTGTTGATATTTATCACCGAGTCGGCACAAAGAAAGGACTCCAGCTAGCTATAGACAGCCTCCTGCCCAAGGAGCAGTTTGGTATAGATACTTACATTTCAGAAGTTTATGAGTCTTATGTTCCATATCTGATTTACTACGCTCTTGCAACTGACTCTTCTTACTTCAAGTCTTTTGATACGTGGTCGGAAACTGTAGCTAATGAAATGCAAGTGGCTGGTTATTCTACCACAAGTCTGGATGAGAACTTAAAGTTGGCTGTGGACCGTATCCTATTGGAAACATACGAGAGATTCCAGGATAAGTTTGGAGAGATTCCCAATCAAGAAAAGGGATTCCACTACAGAGGTAGAACTTATCCCATCCCACCTTTTGAGGAGTTCCCTTACTACGTAAACTTTGAGCTAAACAAAGATATCGTTGAGTTCATAAAGGACAGGCTTGTTTGTTTTGGGTGTACGTTGTCTTTTGCAAATGACTTTGAGAAATACCTACAAGACAACGCTCTGAATGTTGACGACGAGCCTAGAAGCTCTAGCTTCCTATTATTCACTTCAGGGTATAATGACCCGCCGAACCTTTCGAACTTAATCGCTAGTGGTTATAATGAGAAGTTTGAGTATGCTTCTTTATGGTCCGGTAAGTCATCTCATTTTAAGATTGTTCTGGATGCTAGCTCTTTCAACTTTAACGACAATGAAATGACTACCTCCTCAACAGGAGGATCGTTCCTCGCCGTTTCTAAGCTAGCTAAGGATTTCATACCGGCACATGCTATCCCTTTAATTAACCTTGAAATAGCCTACATTGATAATTTAGGGCTTGTAGCGTCGTCCCTGCCTCTCGTGTCTCCTCTATGTGATGAGCAGGAGACAAGAAACTCCAGGAACCATTTTACGAGTGGAGTGTATTTCAACAGCTATATGCGGGACGTTAGAACTGGAGGAAGCAACTTCTCCAGAAACTATACTAACAATGTTGATAGTGCTAATGTTTTAGATGCTACGAATGCGACTGATATCCCTAGAACATCAATTCGTAGGAGAAATTACGAAAAACTTTTACCTAATGCCGGTTACTATGACAGAACAGGCTTTAACATGCCTGTCGGGTTCGACATGGCTTCTGGGGTGAGTGGGTTGCCTTTAGGTTTAGTGCCTAGTTCGCTGACGTATACTCCGGTTACAGACCATGTTAATCTGCCCGCTATATGGAATCAATGCGAAGGATTCAATTCTGCTAATAGTTACTATGAGTATAATGTAAGTAATACTCTAAATTCTCGCGGAGCCTCAGGCACATTCCCAGGCAACCTAGATCTAACTATAGATAGAGGTCAACTTCCTGATATCTATGCTACCATGCACAGCCTTCAGGAGCAAGCTAAAATTCTTGAAGCCTCTGCAACCTATGGGACAGCTACGGAGTATCAACTTTCAGTCAGTAATGTATACCAAGCTTATGCAAACTCAGCCACGGAATATGGGGGAGATTTCCCTAACTCCAAAGACGATTACTACAACTATTCCTTTGGAAGAGATTTGCATAGATTATACAAGTCTTATGTGACTGATTTCAATCAGCACATTTTAAATGAGAATATTGAGAAGTTGGATGGAGCTAACATATTCTCTCATACGTTTGGCCCTATTTTATACAATCACGATTTCGAAGATTTTACCAGCGACAGCGATCAATTTAAAAGCTCCATATTGGTATCTTCATTGTCAGCTACGCCAGTGCTTACACCTAAGAGTACCACTTTTAAAGGTCCATTAGCCTATACAGATTCTTCTCACATGAACGTGGGTGTTGCTGATAACGTTCTTTATGATTTTATTTCACAGATTGAATTAGTCCACACAGCCGATTCTGATAATTCAAATAGCTTCTCAGTGTTTAATATTCCTAGCACTGCTAAAAAGAGCACTGATGATTCTTACATGTTTGATAACACCTTTATTCTCTCTAGGTCCACTACAAAAGGTTTACCTAGAGTAAGGTTTGATAACATGAAACAACAAGACTTTGAGCCTCCGGTACCAGAGATTGCCGGTTTCTCAAAGGCCACCGCTGCGGAAGGGGAGAGTAACATAACTATTGAAAAGCCAGATAACGTTCAGAAGGGAGATTTACTGGTGGTTATCGCAGCCCGCGATGGGGAGATAGATCGAGGTAACATTACACCTTCTCAGTATAATACTGACTTATCAGGTGCAAATTGGAACAGGCTCCTAGACTTAGGGGACGGTCTTCCGTACTTTACAAAAGCCGAATCAGATATCAGCGCAAGGCGTGCCGCTAATCAAGCCGGAAATGCCTTGCATTTAGGTATTTGGTACACCATCGCCACGGGTTCTGAACCGCAATCTCAAACAATTATAGGGACAGATGACGAGTTTCCTCAGCTTGCGATCTACTTAAGGATTACAGGAGCCTCTCAAACAAATCCAATAGGTGCTTCTTCACTACCTGATTTTGACGATAGCTCAAACTTAAGATCAATACCTACATGTAAAACTACAAGAAAGAACTGCCTAGCCATAGGTTACTTAGGTCAAACCACATCCAGACAAAGGAACCTTACTCAAGGGGTTGGACTCACTTACTATGGAAACAACAAAAGAAGATTTATTGTCGATGTAGATAGTTTAGGCGAGACCGATGCTGCTGTAATGGGTCCTGATTGGGATATTTCAGATAAGTTGAATTTCTGGGTCGATGCATCTTCAGCAAGCGTAAGCTCACTTGCTGGTATAGGCGAAGCGCCCTCCGCTGGAGCACTAGGCACCGGAGGTGGTTATCAATGGATGGCACCGCTATCAAGCCAAGGCACTTGGGCTCAGTTTGATTTACAGGGAAGCTCGACTATTACAGGCAAAGACAAATTCTTCTCAACCCCTTCAGGGACCTGTCTTTCACCTACCTCGACCGGCGCCCCACTGAGTTACGTCGCGGCCTTGATCACAAAGAACTTATCAAGTGCTGGGGACTCTGGTGACGCAGCTTTCTTAGGCAATGATAACTCCTGGGTTAGTTTTCAGTTTGCTGTTAATCCCGCAGAGAAACCCTACCTACCACCGGATGCTCCAAAAGTTATTAGCTATAACTCCGCAAGAGTTGAAGCTACCACTAAGATGTCTTTGAACAAGCCTGAGGGCGTAAAGCCTGGGGATCTTTTACTTATACTTGCAGCAGCGGGACACGACGATTGGGGATCAGCGCAGACGGGAGACCACTTTGAGGCTGAGGCGACGCCTACTGGATGGACAAGAGTTATAAGCAATCAACCAAACTCGGTATCGCTAGGTGGAGATCACGCCAGATATGCATTTGTAGCATACTATCGTGTTGCTGATGGCACTGAGTCCTCCGTAGAAGGCATAACGTCTAAAGTAAATTCTCCTCATGCCGTTGGAATCTACTACCATATTACAGGAGCCTCTGAGACTGATCCTATAGGTGTTGTTGGTGCGAATCAAGCGGAGATTAATAGGACTGAAAGATTTAGAGAAATACCAAGTCTGACAACAACTTCAGAAAGCTCTTTGTGTTTAGGCCTCATAACTGATTCTGCTCATGATGGAAGAACTAAAGATAGTATACTTAGACGCTGGGGAACCAGACAGCCCTCAACAATAAATGGACCCTATAATGGTGAGGGCTGGGTTCCGATGCTGTCAGCCATCGCATCACCTGAATTACATACAGATCCTTATGAGGGTGTTTCAATTATCCCTCATGATCATATAATGAACGCCGCAGGGACTGAGACGGGTGCATTAAAGTTTGAGCAGTTCCCGAATGAGGGGCAACCTTTCCTGGGGAATGCGATTGAGATAAAAGCGGCTCATGCGGACATTTACTCTACAGAGCCTTCAATACCTTCTGACAGACCTATACAGGAAAACTTCCTA